GCCTTTTCTTCTTTTCCTTTGCTTGTTGTTGTCGATACTTTTGAGCCACATCCTCAGCCACTCTAAAGGCAGTAAGAGCAGAAGGGGGAAGGCTTGACTGTACGACCGGAGCGACTGTCCGCATGATGGCTTTCCCTGCCGGAGAATTTAACGACTTCTTAGCTACTTCAAAAGCTCGTGACACCTTACGGAAAAATGCACATGAAGCGTTCTCAGAAACCATGCAAAAAGGATCAACATGTGTGGACATGTGAGCGAGGGTCTCGATTACGTGGGGCCTAATTTCCATCGGCATGCGTGCTAAAGGTCGAAGCAGCGGGTTATCGGTCGGGATTGTTTCATACGTCAATATCACAGTAACCTGAAACGACGCTCTCGGATCCAGACCTTCGAAAAAAGCGAAGACCGAATCAAAGTGTTCCGTTGAGGCTATGGTCGTCTGTCCGGACCTGTTGGCAGTAGTGACAGCTAAACAATTGGAACCTGCGGGTAACAGTTGCGAGGCTTGCCAACTAAGTGAACGACGAAGGTGAAAAGCAAAAGGATTGGGATCAAAGTCAGGCACAGCTGACGAGGCCTCCGGTGCCACAGCATAGACACCGTATTTGGCAGGCCACTGTCGTGATCCAGAATATAGTAACAGGTCTGCTGTGTTGGTAGGAAGAACTGCGCTGGTTACCACAGCCGCGTTCTGTGCAGGGTCCGTACCAATAGCCCCCAACCGAACCGTGTTGTTAGACAATGCTTGGGGAACACGTCCAACCGTGACGACACCTGTGTTGTAAAGGTCCGAGGTAGTCATATGAACTTCGTACGCGATTGACACCAGTTTAGAAGGACCATCTTCGTAAACATTTTCTCCGAACTGTGCGATACCGATAGGTCTACCCCTAGATTCCGGGGGACCAACTGCGTTGCCAGTGGCTGTCGATACAGTAGTCGAAAATTGGATGGTTGGTGAATCGACTCCAATCACATAGACAGGACAATGAGGATGGTGAGTCCCCCTCCCCGCCGTAGTAGTAAGCGTTTGATATGTCAAATAGGAATTATTCGCCCCATACTCATAAGATATCTCAATATCTCCCGTGGTTTGAGTCACTCCCGAGACAAAATTTCGCAGCTTCATAAACGGCAAAGGCCCTTCTCCGAAATAAGGAACTCCATTTACCCCTGTACCTACAGCAAAACTCCAATTGCCGACTGCGGCTGAATTGGGTGAGGTAACAGTGACTGCACGTCGGAAGGTCCTGACGACAGTAGGAGCAGTTCCTGGCCCACCTGTTGGCATGTAAGGGGCATCGTGAAAAGGGTCAAGTCTAGTAATCAAGAAATCGTTCTCTTCTGGTTTAACACCGTTAAAGTTTAAAGCTCCCGCACGTCCTGATCTCTTCATAACACAAATGGATTCTTTACGCCGAAATAGCGACATGTTTACATGTTTTTGTAGCAAGAGGGATAATGTCTATTTCAGGATGGGTACTTCTACCTCCTCACCTTGCCACCATTGTACCCGAGCTGCGAGTTCAGGGTTGTCCCACATCTCACGCATGTAGAACGAATCCAACAAACCACCTCGCAAAGCCTGCGTCCAGGTCTTAGTTCCGCGATTCCATAGCGAATGATGAATGACACGGTCAAGCAAAGAATCATCATTTCTACCTACAGCATCGTAAGTGACAGGCGGATTTTCATCCAGCCTACCAGGTATCCGCATTCGGAACTGCTCATTCTCCATCTCACTTCTACGCAACCGGTTTATTGCCGAATCCATTTCTTCCAAAATGACAACAAACGCAAAGGGATTGGATGCGCGTGGGTCGCCTTCAAGGTCGGACTTAATCAACTTCGCTCTCAGACATTCATGGAACGAAGCCACGCGGTACAACCCACCGGTGAGTATAGCAGACATACCCTCCGATAGGCTGTAAAAGCCGTACGCTTTGGGTTTAGTGAGGCCCAGCTCATCTCTGAAGATAAATTTCTCTATCTCTTTCAAGTTAGAGTCGTTCAACCCAGGATAAATAGTGCCCCAAAACTCCCAACTGCGCGCCTTGGCTTCTTCGGACCAGTTAACATTCGCCGTGCTTTCCAACGAAGCAGCAACCAACTCCTTCCATTTGAAACTACCAAAGTTAATTCGCATCGCTTCGGTGATGGCCTCAGAGTCGGTGTAACAGTACTTCTTCTTAAACACGGTACTCCACACTGGATCACGGGAATATGAATGAAAACCACAGAGATTGACCGCTCTGCGGTGTTCATCCAAAGAAATGCTCTCCATTACCTCCGGCCTGTACGAATACGACTTCCCAAGGAAGCGCACAGGTTCAGGAACGTGTATGAGAGAGGGACCGCCTTCTAAATTCTCGCTTGGAGCGAAGAACCCTGAACAGTATCTGAATAGGTGAGTATCTTTCGAGTCGATGATGTTCAATTCAAATTCCATTCCAGTCAGATCAAGTATCTCCATGATCTTTCTTTTCAGAGCGGTGGTATTCGGGAAACTGGATTTCGGTATGCCTACTATAGCGTCATCTCCACATATCATGTACTTGAATTCTTTAGCTTGCTGGCTGTTATTCGTCAACTGAAAAGCCAACCACGTTTGTAGCGCCAGATTCATAACACTGTTTCCAATGTATGTATCAGGGGCTCCCGATGTGATAAACCTTCCAGCGATGTGAGCTTTAATCATGGCTCCATTGGTAAATCTCTTCTTCACAACGTAGTCACGACGGCGGGACATAAATTTAGCGTCTTCCCATCCACAGCGAATCAAGTAGTCATAATATGCGTCGATGAATTCATCCGGCACACTCGCGTCCCACTTAGACGCATCTATGTCTAAGACCCAATAGTTCCCCTGGTACAAATTGTCGTAATACCATTGACCTTTTTCCATTGGACTCAGACCCCCCGTGAAGACAGCATACCCAGTTTCTTTGACTGCGTCAGAAATGCGCTTCTCAAATTTACTACACCATGGACCAAAGTAGGCATTGAAGTTGTCGCTCATCGTGCATATAATGCGCGGTGAGAGCTTTGGGAGCGTTTCTTCTTTTACAAACACCCCAACCTCAAAGTCCTGCTTGGAATACTGGAATCCATGAGTTGCCAAATGAGACAAAACTCGAGCATACTTGTCTTTGTATTTCGCCTGCCGATTGCGTAACCACTCGTCGATGTCGGCTGACGAGGCTTTTTCCACATCCAGACGGGGGAGGAAATGGAATAATGCCCAACGAAATCCTTCTACCGCTTGCCAATTTGGCGCAAGCCGGAAACGCAAAGCACGTTCCCGTAAAGCGACCAGTGTGTTCCAAGGAGTCTGAGCCAACACGAAATTGGGGAATGCTTCAATCATGGAGTGTAGAATCGGGCCAGGATGCGTGATAGGCCGGGCTTTTGCAAGCATCTTCCACTTGAAGTCGTCCATAATGCCATCTCCCAAATGGGTGAAGTTCTTTATCCTTATAAAAGAGTGCTTTCGAATCCGATTTTGGCTGAATTTGAAATTGGGCACGCACCATGCTGAGAATTGTACGCGCTGCGTAGGTAATGTAGCTGCCATCCTCTCCCTCTCAACGGCTTCAGCCGGAGCTCTTTTGAAACAAGGAACGACTAAGAACCACACCACTGCAGGCACCCAAACCAGCCTAGCTAACAATCCCGCTTGCCAGCAGAGATTATCGGCCCAAGCAACCAATTCGGTGTACTCGGTCACTACGTCAGGTCGGCGTAATCGAGTCCAAATTAACGCACTTCCAGCAATCCAATCTCCTATGGCCGCCCACACCATAATGGTGGTCATCATCAAAATAGTCCAATAACCAGCATCATGCAAGACGTGTAGGTAGTCTGATAAGGTGATCAGCTTACTGAAAGAATGGTGCGAAACTCCGTACCCAATTCCCTGCCAACCCATCAAAGAGGTTAGTAACCAAGGAAGCACTATCTGGATCAACACTGACACTGTCGAAATAGATAGAGGATTGCTCCGTAAGTGCGGGTATGTCCATTTGGCGAAACTTTGCGTATCCTGTACCGCTAGAGAATGAAGCGATGCATGGTAGTTAATACGGTTCAGTTGATCGGACATCTGAGCTGTGTCTTTCTTAACGTAGTCGGACATTAATTCCAACATGCGTTCAGTGACAACCCCACTAAATTCGGAAGGTAGCTTCAGCGCGGCGAGCGAAGCTAAGATGCGTGATGATGTGGTTTGAGACGGGGCATTAGTCTTAACCACCTGTTGCACTTCGTTGACAAATGAAACAGGGATACAAATTTCTTTGTCTCCATCAACTGTGAACTCATACCATGGTTTCTGCACAGGTGAAACCACGTTGAGACTTTTCACGAGAATAAGGTTTGAGCTGTAATGTATGGATATTTGAGCGACGGTGTTTTCCCTGAAATTATACCAGGAAGTCAACGCGCTATTTATGGGCTGCCAGGGTCTCCATCCAAACTTCGGTGACACATGGAAATACTGACCGCCTGTCTTTATCACATAATTACCTTCTCCCACCATAGGGCCGTAATGAGGTACGACGTTATTCTC